GTAATACAGTTTCATAATGTGTTCTCGGTATCGCTGTGTGCTGGGCAATACTTCTTCTAGACTAGGTATGTTGTGTCCCAGTTCTGCAAGATCTTCTGCAATTCCGTCTTTTCTTTTGATGCCAGGCAGATCGTGCAACAACCCTAAGGTCTCTGCAAAGTACTCAATCTCTCTATAAACAATATAAAACTGTTTGAGAAACAAAACATATTGTTCTTTGGTAATTTCTCCAGTCAGCATCAACTGAACAAAAGGATTGGCTTCAACTGCTCGGTGTTTCTCATTTGTGTAATTTCTTAATATGCTCATTTTGTTGTTCCTGTACTGTTATTAAACAAACACTTTACGACCATCTCAATTGAAATATTACAGCGTCTTCGGGATTTTCAAATTCTACCCAAGGGTAAAAACTGTGGCGTTTTGCAGGAAACACTCCTTGCGTATATAGCCAATAACTAAATGCTTCGTTATCGCGGTTGCAATTAGCCAGCCACCATTCAGCAGCATTAACCCAGTAAGGTTCTATGGGTAATCGAGTCATGACCATCTCAATGTAAATAATAATGCATCTTGATCATTTTTAAACCAATATCCTTCGGCAGTATGATCCCAGTCATTTAACAATAAGGTATCACGACACCATATAAAGACTTGAATATCAGAGGCACAGTCGAGAATAAAAGTCCATGATTCATTTCTCATGAGCATCTCAATGTAAATAATAATGCATCTTGTTCGTGATCAAAGCAGAATGTATACGATGCCAGACCGCCTCCATCCCATGTACATTGCCATGTTCCGTCACGCCCGAAAGTTTCGCGATCTGTGATGCTAAATCTCTTTCCAAATTGGTCATGGCACCATTGACACATTCGTTCGATCTCGACCGCAGATGTTTGATGCATTATAACTTTATGTTCTAACCTGTGTTGTTTGTTAACTACGATCATGCCCACCTCAGCAAAAACATTAGATAATCTCGTTCGTTTTTAAATGCAGCAAAAACCAAATCTTGACCACTGATTTCATTTATATCCCAATCGTATGTGCCCATTCGATTGTGATCAAATTTGTTTACACGATGAAAATCAAATCTTACTTTATCTTGACTATGCTCTTCAGCCCACTTATGAACTACATTATGTCCGTATCTACAACCACCTGGACCGTAATCGGCTATCATTTGATAAATGTAATGGTTGTGATTTTCAAAACAGTAAACATGCGGATAGCCGTGATAAAAGTCACGTATACAACAGGCACGAATGTTGTAGTCAGGATCATATATTCTATGATATTCTGCCCAAGAGGCGCATCCGTGTCGTTTTAAGAATCGCCGATCCTGCCATGCCTGCCACCGTTGTTTCAACCGTTGGAACATTACGCCCATCTCAACTGAAATAACACCGCATCCTGTTCAGTTTCAAACCAAAAGGAATTGCCGGTCCATGTATAGTGATCCTGGCCGTACTGCTGAATACACCATTGGTGTGCAGGTTCCCACCGTGTTCGTAGTCCAATGTTCACTGGATACCAGCCGCCCTGCTTGAGATAGCTATACCAATCAAATAACTGTTCTTCGCTTGATTCAAGCGGGGCCAGGTCGATAAATTCTCGTATGCTCATGACCACGATAACGCAAACAGCAATTTTGTATCCTCGTCCACGTGCTCGTTGAGTTCAATAGAGAATTCCGGCAACCGGAGGTGCCAATCGTCAGAATAATACTTTACCCAACATTGCCATCCTTCTCCTCTTATTACAGTACCGACCGCACCGGATTGTTGTGGTCCTACATTTGTCATCAGCCACTGTACAGCACCACGAGCACGAACAGCATCGTATAATTTAATTTTCACGTTTTATTGTCAGTTCGTCGAACTTGAGTATTTCGTTGAATTTAGGTCCCATGATCATTTGGGTCTCGTTTATCACAAAGATATGTTGGGGGAAACGCTGTTCCAGCACAGCAACAATTTCATCGTGGTCACGTCCCTGTGCCAAAAATGTATCGTCGTCATTGTCAAACCAATATATGATATCGTTGATAATTTCTTGCTTGACCACATGCACAAGTTGTTCTAATTGTGCAATCTGCTGTTCTTCGCGATCTTGACGAGCCTGCAGAAGAGGCAAAACTAGCCAGCGTAGCGCCATGCGTCCTGCAACAACGCCTACTAGAAACCAACCAATGGTACTTAAAATGTTTTCTAAAATATCCATGCCGTTCCTTACAGTGATTGAATGTGTTGGATGATTTCTTGTGCTTGACTGAGATCTTCTAAGGGTGCCGAATCAAAATATTCAAACATGATCATCTGCAGCATGACATGTGCTATAGGCCGTACAGTAGAATCCAGTGTAGCGAACCACTCTGCAATTTCCTCTGTTGATTCTAAATTCCAAATTGTTTCACAAAGTTCTCGTTGTAGCGGGGTAAGTCCAGTTAAAGAGATCATGCGTTTTCCTTTTGTTGTCTGCGATATTCGCGTTTGAGCCAGTATTTAAATCGTTGAAAATATTCTACCCGAGAAAATTGAGCCTCAAGAAACTGCTCGCGTTCTTCACAATTGGCTTGCCATAGCCGTTCTACCCATGCTCGAAATTGCATTGTCTTCACCGTGTGTATATTGTGGATGATGTACTGCATGCATAACTGTATTATATTAGAAACTGTGTTTGCGGTCAATAACAAATAGTATGGTTTTTACAACAAAAAAGACTTTTATATATCGTTTTATCGAACTACAGAACCGTTGAGCCATGCTGTGAGATCACCGTACATGGTGGCCATCATGGCTTCACGACTGCTGAAAAATATAATTTGTTTACCACGCTTATCCAAGTAGAATGGAAATGCAATTTTGCGATCCATGTCCAAAAGAACACGTTTGGTTATGGCCTTGAGTTCAATTGGCAGTTTCCAATGTTCTAATTCCAAGGTGTTTGATAACACACGAAACCCTTCGTTGGTAAGTCTGAATCCGCCGGAGTCTCTGATATTGACATACCAGTCAAACAAGGCCTGCTCTAGTGTGGGAGATTCGCTGTTGGGCCAGTTGCGTCGTAGGTGTTCTGTGAGGTCACGCTTGCTTATCATTTGGAAACACCTGTTGCCCTTGCGTCAACAACACCACTGAAAATTTGTCAGTTTTAAATTGCACGTTCAATTTTTTAGCCAAGTTAACAGCATGTCCTTGATTGCTAAAGGATACCTTTTTATACTTAGGACCAGGATACTGAACCAATAGATTGGATGTCTTGAGATTGATCGGCTTGCCATCAAAAAACACCGCCCAGATGCCTTGTGCTGCCAGCACCTGCTCGGTCTTGTATGTGTTGCGATCGGTAATCTCTACCAGTACGTTGGGTTTTGGACGACTCATTCATTAAACTCCTACATTTATTTATGATAATGTAGGTGCTTTAAAACGAGCCCCCGTCAAGTTCTAATTTCACTGGCTTGGTTTCGTCTGGCTGTTCATGCAATACATGAAGAGCCAACAGCAGTTTAGTAATGTCAGCATGTAGGTCTTTGGCATCACTTAGACTCATAGTGAGGTCTCGCTGAGCTCGAGCATCTGCTGCTTTGACTCGATCGATAAATCTATTGATATGCAAGCTCATTAGTCATTCCCGCAAATGTTTCGAGCCGTTGCAACATGTTTAAATTCCATGTGTGGAGCAATGTCATTGTCAAAAATCTGTGCCATGGTGTTCCAGAGATATGTGCGTTCCTCTTGAGTCATACCAGATGACAAGCCGCCAACTTCAGATTTTATTATACCGTAGTCGTGTCTGTAAGTGAAACACATGTTGGTGATGATATTTTCTCTGTTCATGATTATTTTTCCAGGAAAGGTTCGAGATTCGGCGGAGTCCAGCCAACTGGCTTGAGTACTTTGCCATCTTCACGTTTGCGCACTTTGCCTGTTTCACTGTCAATTTTGGCAAAGTTTGTTCGCATTACTTCTTTCCATGCACCTTCGGCATCTGCACCCATGGAATGAATAGCACCGATAGTGACAACCAAAATGTCAATCAAGGCATCCAGCTGTTCCAACATGTCGCCGTCATTTTCTGCAGCAATCAGTTCTTTGTATTCTTCCTCAATGAGATTTTTATACATCTCAAACTGCCGTTTATCAAACCTTTCAACTGATTGGTCGCAGGCTCGCATGAACTTTTCTTGGTCTCTAAACGGATTCATTGGCTTGATCCTCTGTGTGATATGGACCGCGATAAGCATAGCGTTGCAAGGTAATCAATTTGGGACAGAATACAGTTTCCCATTCTCTCCCTTGTTTGATTTGATACCATCCGGCTGCATACCAGCTTTTAGATCTTAACTCGCGTGTCCACAGCGGTACTTGATGCTTGACATCATATATGGCATTAAATGCCCGACTACTAGTGCTGTATCCGTGTACTGAGTTGGATGAAACAGTTGGTTTTTTCTTTGATACTGTTTCAAAATCAATAGATACGTTTTGTTTAATTGTGTTTATGCTTTTAAAACTCTGCACTTGATTGTTGATTTTTACTGAAAACCCACCTGGTCCTGCTTCGATGTTGCCAATTTTTTGATTGCCCTGTTTGAGAATCCAATACTGATTAGGTACTACTGTTTTCGCTACGATCATCTAGCACTCCTTGATATGTTTTATTCAACCAGCGAGCATACTGCTCAGCCGATTCACTGGCCTTGACAAGCTCATATTTGCCACAAAATTTCATAAATCTAATTCCCACTTGTCCAATGTCCTTGTGACTGATCTGAGAACAAATGCTTTCGTCTACTTGCTGTTTGATTTCTACTGGCTGTGCATTTAAATCAATCAACAAGCGATTGCGTTCGTAGTCGTCTAGTACACGATGTTCTACTCCGTTGTGGTCAACCCAGCGTTGAAGCATGAGGTTATTCCACGCATATCCTTGTTTTTTTCGATCTTCAAATGCTTCAGTTAATCCTACTTTGTTTTTGGTGCCCTTGACACGCACACCCGGATATGCACTAAACACATTGTCACTGGTATCGCCTCGCATGCATTTTTCAAACAATAGCCATTCTGGATCGGGTATGACTTTGGGTAGTTTGGTTTTTTTATCTACTACAGGTCGGCCTTTGGCATCAAATATTCCACGTACAGTCAGTAATTCATCTGTTATACCGTTGTATTGATCAACATTTTCAGCCAGCAGTTGAACAAAGTCAGTATCGCTTGAAATAATTACATGATGATCTTGTGGGTGTAGTGCAATCCAACGTGCAACAATATCGTCGGCCTCGGCATTTTCGTTTCTGATTACTGAACAGTTGGTACCGTCAGCCAGGTATTTAGTCAAGTTGTCAAACGTCTCCCAAAACAGCTTGTCCTCGTCCTGTTCCCGGGGACTCTGCGCTGCTCGTGCATCTGCCCGGTTGCGCTTGTACGGAGCATAGATATCTTTGCGCCAACTACGCCCTTCTAGTGCAAAAACCACATGATCTGCTCCGAATTTTGTGACTACCTTGTTTACAGCACTGAGCGTGATGTGTAAAGCATAACCTACTTTCTCCCACTCGTCGCTGGCACGAAAAGCCACATGTCGGGCTCGGAAAAACATGTTGGCGGTGTCAATTAAAAGATATTTCATGTGATCCTAATAGATTGTTATCGTTAATGTATTTTAACACATGTTGCGCCCAAATGCAATGACTTTTGGCGTCGAAATGATAACTTGCAGGATTTGAGTAGCTTCCGCCGTTGTTTTTTAACCAATTGTGATAGGAATGATTTCGAGAATACGGTTCGATATAATTTTTACCCCAATCGTGTTTGTTTTGTATGTCACTAAAAGTGCTATGTCCACTGAAGAACAAATGTTTTATTTTTAGTTCTTTAAGGTATAAATGCATGTTCCAAATTTTATCATGGGCTTCGGGAGTTTTAACATCCCAGTCCACATTGATTACATAGTTTTTATAACGTTCTTCCAACGCAGCAGGAACAGTATCTATTCCGCTAGCGTTGACTTGCCAATAACGATCTTGGTAAAACCATTCTTCTCTTTCCCAAGTAGTCCATTGAAGGATCATAAAAGTGTTCGGAAGTTGATCAAGATTGCTGTTGATCCACGCTTTTGTAGTGCGTATGATACGGTCGTTGCTGCCGCCGGAACTGGCTTGACATATCAATTGTGAGTCTGTTGCATTGGCAATGTGCTGACCATAACTCACTGCTAGATTTGCTGGATGCGGTTCGTCTCTGCATTGCCATAATTCTCCATCATCGCAGGCCCATGCATGTGGTACAGCGGCTTCGGCCGCTGCCGAATGACTACATCCATTTACGTATAATATCATTTTTTTAGATCTTTTTCAAGCTCGGCCTGCACTACACGTTTGCGAAGGCTACTGCTGCTGAATGAATGATCACGTTTGTTGAAGATCAATTCGATTCCGCGGGCGTAGCATTCGTGTGCACCTGTAAATTCTTTGTCGGCATATTCTACACCCAAGATTCTGACATCCACTGGCAAGATCAACAGCAAGTCTACCAAGTCCTGCTCGGTTTGGTATATCACTATTTCGTCTACAAATCTAGTGGCCGACAACTGTATCTGTCGTTCCACTATGCTCTGCACTGGAGGATTCTTTGTGTCAGGTCGATCAATTGTGGGATCAGTTTGCAAGCCAGCAATCAAGTAATCACAGTGATTTTTAGCTTCGGCCAACATAGCAATGTGTCCAGCATGTAGCAAATCAAATGTACTGAAAGTGATACCGATCCTCAGTCCCTGCTGTTTTAGTTCTTTAATTTTGTTGAATATCATTTTAGTTTTAGGGTTAGAAGTTTGAACTACAGTTTTTGATCACGATACTTCCGTGCGTCCATTTCCAATGTCTCTGCTGCGTGTGAATCTAGTAGGGTTCATGGCCTGCTCTTGTTCCCAGGTTTCCATAACAACGTGACGACAAACGTTCTGGAACCATTGATCTACTACATCAGCATCGGTCTTCCCTACATATCCTGCACGGATCAAATTGGCCACAAACTTTTCGTTCCAATCCAATTCAAAGGCACCTTGATGGATATTTTCAGGATCTACATCCATGCCGAGAATAGCAACGTAAGGTTCCCCACGTTCAGTAGCCAAGTCTTTTTCTGACTTTTGTGGCTCCACTTTTTTAGTGCGTTCTTTCTTAGCTGCCTTGACAGCTTCAGCCGGAATTGGCGTTAGTGGTTCCGGCGATTTAAAAAAACTTTTTAATTTGTCAAACATATCATTTGTCCTTTACTTCTATCCATGTGTGGTCACCCAACCACTTGACTGCCACAATGTATTCATACCATGCAGGTGGATCTGCCGACCAACCGTCAGGTCCCATGCCGCACAATATGATTTCATTTTGTCTATGATCCTGCACTAACCAATAGACCTGTCCGTGTGCAATTTGAAAATCGTATCGGGCAGCATGCACCATGTCAGTCAGGTCAAGCCTGCGTTTGATTTCATCAGCTTGCTTTTGTAGTACTGATACCAACTCCATGATGCGATTATATTCTTGCTCGGCATGCATGCGAGCAACATTCAGCATGATGTCTTTTTGTCTAGTAACAGGAACTAGATCAAATGCAGGTGCACCAGCTTCTGTAGGATAAGGAGTGACATTGCGGTTAAAAAAAGGCACAACTACATTACCAACATTGACATCGAAACTGTTGCGACCTTTTGCGCTGTTGTCACTCACTGATCAAGTACCCCAAGCATTACGCCACAAGTCTACCTGCAATCTTGGGCTGTAACGATATCCTCGCTCCATGGACATGTTTGCTACCTGCTGTGTGTTGACGTTGTAGACGTCAGCAACACCGCCAATGGGCATCAAGTACACAGGACCCGAGAATCCAGCCTCGCGATAAAGAGCCACTGCACGATCCACATCGTTGAGATCTTCTCTAGTGGCAACCACAAACTTCAAGTAAGTCACTCCAATGTCTTGATAGCTTTTAACAATTGCAGGCTTGATGGCATCTGTCCATTTCTCACCGGAACTGGGCAGCTTGGCTGACACACTGAAAGTTAGATTGTCGCGGTCTCTGCCAAATCGTGTAAACTCTTGAAACAGATATTCGTGAACTTCGGGATACAATTCTTGAGTACCGTTGGTTTCAATGGTGACATTGCGTAGCCCGTGGCCTCGACATTTTTCAATCATTTCTGGATACAGTTGTTGATAAGCCAACAAGGGTTCTCCGCCTGTTATGACCAGGTGTATGTCGTCACTGGTTCTACTCCATGCCCATTGATTGCCAGGAATCATTCCGTGCATCTCGTCAATGATTTCGTCTACGTTTTTATGATTGCTGAATTTCTTGAATTCAGGATAGATCGAAGCATACGAATCACACC